GTAAATCTGACTAAATGTTCAAAGAACATTACTTGTTAACGACTAGAGTATCCCCTTGCACCGTGAATTGGCTTGGTGTGAGGCTGTATTTCTCTCTGAAAAATGCTAATACGACTTGTGGGTCCATACTTGTGGTTGAATATCTTAATAACATACCATAGTTGTAATCTCTTCCATAACCTGTGTCTGATATAGTAGTGTTATATTTACTATCACTATGATGATGTCTGTGTTGATCACTAGCTAATACTTTCTTTTGTCTACCTTTCAACATGTTTTTATCTTTTTTACCTTCACTCAATTTATATAAGAAATCTATGTATTGTTGATAGAAAGGCATTCCTTTTGCCCATCTTTCCATGGCTACAGCTAAATCATATAGATATTGTCTCTTCTGTTCTTTACTGTACGCCAAAGCTTTCATAGAATATGCACCTAATTCTATTATTCTATCCCATTGTCTAACTATTTTAAATTTCTTATTTTTAAAATCGCATATTAAGTGTGTTGAACAAAAATCAAATGTTTCTAGTGTTCCTGTAGTTATAAACTTTATTATTATACCTAAACCATAATTCTTACCAAGATTTTCATTCTTCTTTGACCAGTATTTGTAAAATTGTTCTTTTAAAAGTACCTCATCAGATTTTTTTTTGTAAAATACAACAAAATCATCTCCTTTCGCTAAAACTTTTACTTGTACTCCTGCTTTATAAGCCATAAATCTGCAATAAGTAGCCATTCGAGCTGTGTTCATTAATGTAGTGTCTGGACTTCCTGACGTAACTGTAGCATCTATATTAATAGTTGCCACATTCTTTGTAGTTCCATTATCAAAGTATTTCCCTGTCAATTTCCTAAACCTTGCTGTTGATTTAGTGAGAAATGTTTCTTGATCAACATGATAAACACTACTTGCCACTATTCCGTAAATCTGTCTATCTAGATATTTTAATTCATGACTTTGAGTTCTGTCAAAACCACTTCCATCACCTTGCAGAATGTATTCGTAACCATCATTGTAATAACTAGCTATCTTATTTTCTAGTTGATCCCAGTTCAATCCTCCACAGTATCCTTCAAAATGTTCAGCAAATACTGCTTCTAAAGCCCATGTTACTGGACCCAGAACGTATTTCTCATCAGCTAAAGGACCTGCTATTGCTCTAGTTTTAGGTAAACCACAATCATTGTAGTTATCCTTAGGTGAATCAACTAGTTGTACCTCTCTTTTACAGAACATGTTATATTCACTTGTGGTGTTTGTTATTTCTGTAATTTTATCTATTTCATTTTGTTTTTTATAATCCAAGTGATTATACCATTCAGTAGTAGAATAATCAAAATCTGCTAAATGTTCTACTATAGGTGGTAAAACATAATTATCTATAAATTGTTCATATTCTGCTATACACTGTGGATCAGGTAAGGGTACTATAGCTATGTGTCTTAACATTGATGCCCATAAAGTTCTAGCACAATTATTCCAAACTATTACTGGTTGAGTGTTTGTATTTGTAGATGTATTATATAATTTATAAGCAGCTTTTTGTAGTTCATTTTTACAGCTGCATTCTATAGCACTTAATTCTTTAAGATTACTTATTTTGTGCCTACTAGATGTTGCTACCTTTAAATCCAATTCCATATCAGGGTGGTAACAAACCCCGTTGAGTATCACACTGTGTTGTGATGCTCTAGTCGAGTGACTTCATAGTAATTGTTTTCCCTCCTTGATGAGGGCATCTACTTCCTGTTGTTTATTGCTTAATAATTTGTGGACAATATTTTTAACTCCTTGTCCGAAAAATCCATGATATCTTGATTCTAATTTACCTTGGTTTACATCATTAATAACTTTAACTAAGTTACTTTCACATAAGGATGTTAATGATAGCTTCGTTTCTAAAGCTTCTTCTAATGCATGTTTAATTACTGGTACTGCAAACTCCCTAGATGATATATTCGTTTTAAAATGTACTTGATTTACTAAATCACTAAGCACGTTCATATCTACATTTTTATTTTGCATAACAGTGTTCTTTATTTTGTCTAACAATGTAGCATTTATTTCTATATCATAATCTATCTTACCTGATTTAAGTCTATTCCATGTTCCAAAATTAAATATTGTACTTTCTTTTTGTTGGAAAATTTTAGCTAGTATTTGTCCCTTAATTTTCTTAATAGCTATACTTTTCCCATTTGGTCCTGGAATAACAGTACCATCCTGTATTACATTAGCACCATCTACATACATTCCTGCACTTGATTTTACTTCTTTATTATTATCTAGTTCTATATTTTTATCTTCTTCTTTATCTATAACTTGTATCGGTTTAATATAGTTACTAGCTTTCAAAACTATAGGTGCGTTAACATCAGGTAATCTCACTATACCTTCATCAACATTATCATCATAATCTTCGTGAATTTCTACTATTACATCAAACTGTATGTAGTGAGTAGCTCCACAATCAATAACATTGTTTTTTATCAATGTTATTTTTTTCCCCTGATGTTTGATGACCATCTGTTCGTTGTCAAATAATTCATCATAATCATGTCGATGATTGTAAGTTATGCTATTTCCTTCAACTTGCATGTAAACTCGTTCATCTTTAATTTGCACATTTCCATATACATTATCTCCTACAATAATCTCACCATCATCTTTAAAAACGTGCATACTTCCAGCACCAACATGTCCTGTTTGATTTAAAAGATGACAAGATTTTGCTAATTCATCCGGTTTTATATAGTATAAAACATCTGTTAATATCAAAAATCTTTGATGATTGATCATAGGTTGTAGTTTTACATAATCTTGTAAAGTTGTGTCTAAATAAAGTTGATTGGTATAATCTTTGTTTTTAGCAATAAGTTTCAACCTGTTAGAATTTCGTGTGTAATCTTTTAATTGTTGTGTAGGCCAAAGAATGTGTGCTGCCAGTCCTTTTGAAGCAATACGAGGACTGCCACCTACATCGACTAGTATTTTTGTCTGAATTTCTCCTTTATTGTTGCCTGTGTCTATTACGTTTGCAACACTTAAGTATTCAAAATAAGCTCTAAAGTCAGCTAATGGTTGATGAGGGTTGTAAGTATTTTTAAGTTTAGTGGATGTATACTTATTTAGCTCTTTAGCAGCTATTTCACAACATTTGAAGTCGTTATTTTCAGAGAGATAGCCTGCTATTTTCCCAGATTTGATGAAATCAGCAGGTAACTCTGTCATCGCAAAACGATATTGAT